GTAGTCTAGGCCCTGGATTTTCTGATTGGCCTGGACGACACCAGGGAGAGCGACGGGTCCTCCACGCAGAGCGAGAGCTTTAAGGAAGTCTTCCTCGGGCTGGGTGTAACGGCCGATGGTGAGTTTAGCCACTTCTGCGGTCGATGGCTCTAGGGTTACGCTGCGGGTTAGCAAAGCCAGGTAGCCACTCTTGATGGGGAGACGGAAGTTCTCCGATTTTGCTGCGGCGGTAAAATGCTCCCATCTGTTGTTCATGACAGAGAAGTTCAGTCCAAGCTTTTGATTGTGCGCAGTTGCCCAGCCGATCAGCTGTCTGCCATTCTTTTGCCACCTCTGTTTGAGAATCTTGATCAAGTCGGAGTCAATAGCAATCGGTATGTACCTCCTGGCCATATCACCTAATAGCATGGGCTTGTTCTTGAAGGAAGAGTAGTTGCTAGCGTTTAGGGGCATGGCTTTGGTGGTGACGGTTTTGGGGTTCCCATTCTGGTCCTTATAATTGATGACGACGTCTTCAAAAGGAGCGGTGAGATTCTGCCGGGTGTCATTTGCGCTATCACCTGCGAGATAAGTGGCCAATCGGTCGAAATAGGCGTTCATCTTCTCGTCTTGGGGGTAATCGGGTTGACTCATTAGGTCGGTGTTTTAAATTTTCGGTGTTGGGTGCGGCTCTGTTCGGCCCGAATCATGGCCAGCCTGCACCTCACCGATTCGGTACCTGTCTCGGTTGTAGTACACGGCGCTCATCTCCTTATTCTAAGCGGGGTAAGCAGCGAAGGAGTACGAGTCGCAGCGCGGGATGAAAACCTGGGGCTCGAGCTGAAGATCAATCATGTCCCGTGTGTATTGCTCGATGCCAGCGGCATATCTCCGCCTGAAGAACTCCTGGAAGTCATGTGACCATTTCATGCCGCTCTCGTTGCAAACGATTTTGTTCTGAATGACGTCCCACACCCCATACTTTTGAGAGATGGCTTCAATCAAAGGGTAAAATAGTTCAACGCAGGGCAATTGGGCGAGCTTCATCACCTTGCCATAAACAATATCCTTAATGGTGTGCTTGTGGTTAGTGCGGCGATTGCAGAAAGGCAGCTTTCGAATTATGCGCCCGACGTCTTGGTACAGGTTGATGTTTTGGTCCGAGTCGCGGTACATCTTCCAACCTACGAAGTCAGCTTCGTTAATATCAACGATTTCTCCGACGTTGTGGAAACCGAGCCCGCGGATGAGGTCCATGGCGTTGTTGTATGCGATACTATCATTGAAAAAGATGATATTATCATCCCCCTCAACGAGGAAATCATAGTCCACTCCAACCTTCTTCTTTTAAACTGTCATTGCCCAGGTGATGAGCATCTGGTTCAGGAAGGTGTTGGTGGAG